GGCCTTGGTGTAGTTAGCACCTTTACCACGCACGATCTTAATTACTTCAATATCCTGCTCGTTTTTGCCAAGTTCAAGCGCAATACCTAATTCAGTAAGTCTCGTATCATCCTCAAATTCTTTTGTCGCCTTAGCTAATCTCTGCATCTTTTCCTTAAGCGGCAGGAAGCCATCCTCAACGTCTGCGTTGGGGTTATCAATAAGCGTAGCAAGAGCACTGACGGTTTTATCGTCAGTAACGATAGGTTGCGGTTTACCCTGAGCCCTAGATAACTTTTTTAGTATATCTTCTGTCGTATCATCTTCTGCTATTTCGAAACCTTTAAACCCCCCTTTTACGCCCGCTTTTAACATTGCATTCCAAGCAGCATTAAACTCTTTTTGGGATACCGGTTCTTTAGGATTACCCTTTTTAAGCCTAGCCAGAACATCACGACCTGCTTTCAGCTTAGTTTGTTCGTCGAATTGCTCCCAAATAGTCTTTGCTGCCTCATATTTATCTATATGCGGAGCCATGCTATCTAGCACAGCTTTGTCGTCTACAACAGTAGCTTCTTTATCTTTACCTTTGCCTCTTTTTTTAGCTTCTGCTGTTCGTTCAATACCAGCAGCTTTTAAAGCATTAGCTAATTGCCTAGTAAACTCATCGTGATTAATATTACGATTCGGACCGGCATCTAGTTTATCTGCTAGATCAATTACTATATCTTTAAAGGTATCGCCGTACTGTTCTGCGTCAATCTCACCCATAGCGAGATCAACTTCATCGCGGCTAGCTTTACTTAATTTCTTCTTACTGGCTTTAAATTGTGTCTCACGCTCTTCTGGAGTGCGCTCAGCAGGCGTAACTGCCTCTTCTTCAGTCAGCGTAGGAGTAGGCTTAGGAGTAGGCTTAGGAGTAGGGGTAGCAACCTTCTTACCACCGGCTTTTTCAGCCGCTAAATCAGCTTTGTACTTAGCTTCCCACGTACCCTTCATAGTAGTCGCAGGAGTCGTCTCGCCGCGACCTTCGACCTTTTGCCTAATCTCTTCTATCCTAGCCCGCTGCTTACCCTCCCGCATTAACGTGGCTTTATCTTTAGCAGGCGCAGCTTCGACGCCATAAGGTGTTTCAGCAGGCTTAGCAGCAGCGGCGGCCTTATCTTGTGCAGCAATATTCTTTACCGCAACTGCTCTAGCGGTCTTAAAATCGCTGTACTTATCTGTGCCGTACTGTTTAATAAGCTCTTTTAGTTGCTCTCTTGCCGCAGCTTGCGCATCAGCGCGCCGCGTAATAGCGTTCGGCGTTTCAGGGTTTTCTAATTTCGCAGCTAAATTATTAACCGAAGCGTTTACAGCTTTTCTTACTTGTAGCAAACGAGTAGCTTCTGCATCGATACGCCTATTAAGCGATTCTTGCCCACCTGTTACGCGAGCGACAGGTTTATTAGCCTTGATCTCGGCTATCTTTTGGTCAAGATCAGCAATAGCGGCTTCTGCGTAAGCTTCCTCTTCACGTAATGCGACAAGATCCGGTTCTCTTCCATATACCGCATTCGCTAGTGGCTCTACTGCGCCCTTTGTGCCGCGAGGTGCCTTAAATCCAACGCGATTCTCACCAGCCGTTTGGATCTGCTTAAAGCCTTTCCGCCTACCTAAATATCTACCAGCCTTAGCTTGCTCAGCTTCCTGGCGTGCAATAGCCGCAGCGAGCGCTTCGTTAGTTGTTGCTTCTGCAGTAGCTAGTTGTTCTGTAGCCGTTTGTTGCTGCGCCTGCAGTGCGGCGACTTTATCAGCATGCCGCTGTAGCGTTATACCAACAATAGTATTAGCGTACTGCGCAGCTTGAATCGGATTCTTACCCTGTGCTATCTGACTAGCTATTTCTCGCTTACGAAAATCATCTAAGAACTGCTGCGCTTGTTCAAGGCTCATACCTTCTGTAGCTTGGTCAAGCGAATCAAACAAACCAAATTGTTCTTGCCCAGTTGGTGTGCTAGGAGCCGTTGGCTTCGCTTTAGACAAGTCGCGAATAGTTTCCCGTGCAACATTAACTTGGCGTAAAGCTTCATCACGCGCAGTTGGAGCAAATTCAAACGACAGCGCTTGCTGCGGCCACGCTCCTCGTTCAGCTTCTTGTGCAGGAGGTAAATGTTGCGCGGGAATTCTTGCCGCAATAGCTTCTGCTTGTTCCGGTGAAAAACCAGATGCGACAAACTGCGCAACGATATCTGCTTTTTCTGCTGCGGACACAGGTACTGTGCTAGGTGGTATAACACGCAGCCCTTCGGCGGGTGTCTTAGCTCCTGTATAGCCTTTACCACCAACAGCTACACCCCATTGCTGGCGATCAGCTTCTCTTTGAGCAGCTTCCGCAGTTAGCTGATCCCTTAGTATGTAATCTTCAGTAGTTAACTGCTGTGGCGGTCTGTTTGCTAACAGATCAGCATAAGTCGTAGTAGTAATTGGCGCTAAAGGCGGCGCTGCAGTGGAAGGAACGCTAATACCCTGTCCAGTAGCGATATTAGTATTACCCTGATACCCCTGAGCGCGGAATGCCTTAAGCATCGCTTCACGTTCAGGCGTCGGGATCGCTCTACCAAGTGTCCGCTCCTGCTCTTGCAGCCACGATTCTTCTGCAGCGTTAGGCGGCACAGGTTGCCCCTGCGCAGGCCGTGCAGGCGGCTCTGTCGGTGCATTACGAATACCGTACACACCACCAATCATCGCACCAGGGATAGCACCCAACACACCTTCGGCAAGCGCTTGGTCAAAGTTAACTTGCCCTTCCATTACGGCTTGCGGCCACATAGCTTCCTGCGTAGACTGGAAAAACTCTTCGCCAGCTTCTTTAAGCCCCTGCATCGGTGCGCGAACATACGCACGCGGGTCAGACATCATACGGCGCAATAATGTTCCAGCAGGACTTACGTCGAGTGCGGTACGACCAAGTTCGTCCGGTCCTACGACATTTCGGGCTAACGTAGGTGCAGCAGCGCCACCAAGCACTCTAGCTTCAATATCGCCTTCGGGGAAATACTTAGCAGATGCACCACCAATCGCCCCAGTAATAGCACCTAATGGGATAGCAGCTAAACGCCCAGGATTATAAAGTTGTTCTGGATCAACAAGCGCATCAGCAGAAGCACCAGCAGTATAAAGACCTTCAAGTGCGCCGGCTTGGAAAGCTGGGGATTTGTTCAAAAATGCAGTGGCGTATGGAGATAAGAAGTTCTTGCCACCAGCGAGGGCACCAGCGCCCATACCGAGCAGCTTCATACCACCAAGAGAAGCGATACCAGAAGCAGCTAGATCTACTAAATTAGCCGGATTAGTAAGCGCAGATCCAGCGGCGTCTATGATCCGCCCTTCTTGCGCTGCAGTTAACATCTCCTGTCTAGCAGCTTTCGCCTGTGGCGACTGCTTCGCATACAGCGCTTCCTGGCCTTGCTCCACCCAGTTAACAAAAGGATCAGCGACAAAATTGACGCCAGGAAGAATTTGTCCAAGACCAGCAATAGCTTTTGGGACGCCGATTACGGCATTAAGCGCACTAATACCCGTGTCGCCGATCCATTCACCTAAACTGCGATTAGTATCAACAGTAGGGATAGCTTGCTGCTGCTGCCCACCCTGAAGTTCAAGCAATTCTTGGAGTGTAGCCATTACTGACCCCTAGCTTTCTGAACCATTTTGTCCAGCTTATCGGTACCGAAAAACTTTACGGCTTCGGTGGGGAATACATACTCGCCATCGGAAAGCGCAGCGGGACGCGAACCATCGATTACAGCAGGGATGCTGTCAGATTTAGGCCCACCGGGACCAAACACTTGGCGTCCCGCGACGGGAACCGCACCACCCATAGCATATCCCCTTCTCGCAGCCATCGCGGCTTCTAGAGCCGCGTTGTTCATAGTATTGCGCCCTTGGATGGCCTGCATCGCGCCTTGAACCGTAGGTACAGGAGCCTGCGGTTGTGGCTGCGGTTGTGGCGCAGCAGGGAGCGGTCCCACACCAGGAAGCAGACTCTTAAGCCAATCAACTACACCGCCGCCAGCATAACCTTCTGCGTAATTAGGCATAGCCGCATTTAGTCTGGCTTCGTAATTACCAGAAATATCTGGAGTGGGGAGATATGGAATATCCTCACCAATCATACCACCAGCAGCAAACCCAGTAGCGCCACCCTGCGTCGGCAACGAAGCTAACTGCGTCCGAGCATTACCCAGTAGATCGATGAACTTCGGAAACGCTACGGGCTGCAGACCATACTGGCTAGCAGTAGATACGTACTGTGCGTATTGTCGGATTACTGGATCGAGATCTGCCATAGACGACGGCATACCCATGTTGCCCATCGGGTTCAGCACAGGCTGTACTTGACCACCGCGAGCATACCCTTCTACAAGACCACCATTAGCTTTTTTCTGGGCTCTCTGCTCTTCTAGTTTCTTACGTACTTCAGGCGGCAAAGATTCATCTGGTACCGAGTAGCCTGCCAATAAAGCTGAGCGCATTTTATTTAATTCATTTATTTCGGTTGTAGACCTAGCAGTGCTTATGCCTTGGTTAATTTGGTCAAGCATATTAATAATGCTAGTTATACCACCAATTTTCTTTGTCCAATCAAACTGCGCGTCTTTAAGATCCGCTTCGCGGCCTTTATATTGGCCTTCAAAAGTTTGTGTCTGACCTAGCCTACGATCAAGACCAGATTGCTGTAGATTTTCTCGCTCTAGAGCGCCTTGATTCTGCGCATTCTGCGCTGCAAGATAGCCCTCATTCATTAAGCCTTGCCGAGCATAAGCTCCTGCATTACTTAAAGCTTCTTTTTGCAAGGCGTTAGTAAAACCTTCACGTTCCCCAAGTAATTTAGCCGCACGGTCGCGACCTTTAACGCTTTTAATGCCTGGGCCGAAGGCACGATTATAGAGATCAGCTTCTTGATTATTGCCGTACATCTTGCCGCCGAAGGTCTGGCCTTGGCTGGCATAGTATCGTCCCACAGTATCCCAGTCACCACGCGCAGCGGCAGCGCGGAGGGCACCACTAACAGCGGCGTCATTATAACCAGAATTAACAAAAGCTTTTGAAGGCATTACGCTAAAATTATTGCTAGCGTAGTTATTTGGTATATTGCTATACGCTGCTCCAATGTTCTTATCGTTAAATTCAGTTACTGATCCGTATTTGCGCGCCATGTTACCTGCTTGGCGTACTTGATCGCTTACGCTAGATAACTGCTGTGGTGCAACGGTATCCTCGAAACGAATAGCTTGACGCGCAGGAGCAGCGGGCGCAGCAGCGGGGGCATTAGGGATAGCTGCAGCAGGGCGCTCTATAGAAGGAGCGGAATACGGGTACGCGTTAGGGTTAGTATTTTGGTTACGCTCTGGGCCGTATATTTTACGAAAAGCACTTTCCGCGTCTGCTTTACGTTGCGCGGCACGGCGAAAGCTATCGTCGTATTCAGGATTGTAACCAGACATCACGTAATCCTCATCGGCACCACGTTAGCATCGGGGCCAAGGCGGTGTTGGTAAATCTGTGCTTTGAGATCCCGAACAGCTTCAAGGAAGCTGCGCCCAAAAGCTTCGGAAGCTGCGATATTAAGCCCGTCAACGTCATTATGCAGCAGGCATTTTGATGCAGCGTAGTCTGCCAGCGCCGTATGAAACGCTGTGGGTACTTCCGGGGAAACGGCGGTATTAATCGTAGTTGTTGGGCGGATAGCTACAACAAGCTTTACCGTATACGCATCGTCTGGCGTGGGAGCAAACGAGATTCTATGCGTACCACCAGTTAATGAATAGTTAGTAGGGATGCTTTCGGAATTCGCGAAGAATACGCTACCCAACGGCGTAAACCCCGCTTTAAGCGGAGTTGTTTCTCCGTCGATAATCGCAGCCAATACTAAAAGTATTTCATCTTCTAGTGTATAACTACGAACACCGGCTTCTAACAGCACCTCGTAGTTTTCATCATCTACGATACAATGCGTGCGCTCAGCCATAATCTTCTGAGCGTCATTAAGATATTTATATATCGCAGTATCGGACCACAAAAAAGGAACAACTGTATCTCTAAGCAGTTCGCGAGTAAAAGCTAGAAGCTCTGCACCCGTCACGTCTTGTCTCCGATTACTTTCTCGATTACGGGCTTAACCGCTGCGGTAAGTTTAGCAGGTTGCGACGGAGTTGTAACAGGAGGTGGCGCGGATTCAAACACCTCCATGTCGTCGCGCCGAGCAAGCAGTTCCGTGTAAATGTAAATATCTCCCGTTGTTTTTTGACGCAACATCATCGCCATTACGCACCTCTAAATAAAAAAGACGGCATAGGGTGTGGGGAGTCACCCTATGCCGCCAACGTCACACACCTACTCGCGTAGTGTTAGACAATGCCACACATCGTGCAAAGCAGCTTCACACGGATCTTAGCAGCAACGAGGCCACCAGAAGTAACAGCAGCAATACGCAGCTTCTTTTCAGCAGTCAGGTACCACGCAGCAAGCGTGTTAGGCGTACCTTCAGTAACCGTCAGACCAACCGCCACGCCGCTGGTAGCAGAGTTAGCGGAGGTAGACGCCAGATACGCCGTTGCGCTGTCCTCGTTACCGACAGAGAAGTTGCGTGCAGCACCCTCGACCGTCAGCACTTCCCAGTGCACCGCATGAATCACAGTACCCTTCGGGATAACCGCGATATCGATGGTGTCGTTCTGAGCCAGATTGCGCTTCGTAAAATCGAAGGTACCTTCGATAATGGTGAAGGCCGGAAAACCAGCAGCATTGGCACCGCCAGTAGCCGACACAGCGCCGGTTGCAGTCGTCGTATAAGCAGTCATATTAAACTCCTATCAGGCGTAGACGTAGCCAACAACCAGCGACTTCGGGTCAATGACCTTATAGCCGTAGACATGCAGGCCGCGCATGATATTGCCAAAAGTGGATTCCGCTCGGAGGCTTTCAGTCTTAGTAAGCTGAGAAGCAAACGTCAGAGCATTCTTGATACCGGCGTAGATATAGAAACACCGATTGGTGCTCTCCATAACATACGGAAGGTTATTGCTCTGATAGATCGTAAAGCGGTCGATCATACCGACGCGACCGTTACGGAGCGGAGAAGAGCCATCGTTGGTGAGAGACGCATCCTTGATGTCCGACAGCTTGAGCATCGTAGTAGCCCAATACGGCAGAACAAGGAAGCGGCCCGTCTCGGGACGATTTTGCTCATCGAGTACCTGACCCATACGCATGATGTAGGTAAGGATCGTATCCTTACTAATCTGCTCAGGAGTACCCGCTACACCCAGATCCAGACTAGCGGTAATCGCACCAGCCGTCAGACCCTTATTGGCCGCGTCAGCATCGGGATAGATCGAACCGAGAACTTCGGTATCTACCGCAATCTTCATCTGCTCAGCCGCGTCCTGCGACCACATGTTCATCAGACCGATATCGGACTGAACATCCTGAACATCGTCAACAATCGCGGACCAGTACTTGCCCTTGTCGATCAGCAGCTCGACATTGGTGCTGGTCGGACGCTGGTTGATCAGGTTATCACCAGACTTATAGTCATTGATATTGAGAGTCGGGATCGTGCGGATCTTGACCTTATCGCCCTGACCACGGATCTCACCTTCGTAGCTAGTATTAGAGATCGCGGTAAGAACCGTCGAGGCGTAAAACTTCTCGATCAGCTTCTTAGACCAGATCTCGGGAATAAAAGTACCGCTATAGCTAACGGAACCGGAAGCAACAGGATATGCCATGTTAAACTCCTAAAAGTGGCTATTAAGCAGCAATACGATTTTCTCGCTGCGCCTTGAAAACATCACGCTCAAGCTCATCGAATTCTTTCTGGCTAATACGACCAGCCATCTTATCATCGTAGAGCTTGCCAATATCAGCGCGAGTCCAAATGCGCCCACTGCCGGCATTGTCCACTTTCGTTGCAGGAGCCTTAGAACGCCCCGGAGCGACCAGCTTATTCGGATCAGGGTTTTGAGCGGTCGGCTGCGCAGGAGTCTGTTCCTTTTTATACTCAAGGAAGAACTCAGCCGCTTCGTTTGCATCAAGCTCAGAAGAAGCTCGACGTAGAAGGCTAAGCTTAGTTTCCTTAGTAAATGGAGCAGGCTGATTAAGCCAAGTGATGAAGTTCGGATCGACGTTTAGAGATTCCCAATCCGGCACTTTCGTCGTAAGTGCATCCGCAAAGCGCTCTTGTGCACTCTTTACAGTTGTCTGCGCAACGTTAGATAGCTGATTACGCAGTTCTGCTAAATGTGCTTCAAGCGTAGATATTTTATTCTGATATACTTCAGACGCTTTCCGACCGATAAGATCAATCAAGTCGGTGCCATACTCTGAAATATCAGTCTGAGTAATAAGCTGCGACGGCTTTTGCTCTGCAGCGGATTGTTCAGGTTTTGCGGATAGCTGCGAAAGCAGCACACGGAGGGAGTTAATCTCTTCGTCTTTCTTGTCGATCATCCCCTGCAGAACGCGCCAGCGTTGATCTGCAGACTCGGCTTGCTTCTTAAGCTCTGCAAGCTGTGAACTAATGTCAGGCGGTGTAGGCTGGGCCTCTACGCCTTTATCATCAACCGGGGTTTCCGGCGTCTGCGCGATAGCTTCCGTATTTTCGCCCTGCTGATTTTCAGGAGCAGGTTGTTCGCCCTGCGGCTGATTCAAGGCAGCGATCATACTGTCTGCTTCTTCGCCTAACTTCGTGGGGTCAAACATTTGGCTATTCCTCCTGGGGATGCCTAATTGGATTTTTCGGCTCTAGTCATAATATCGATGATCTGCGAAATTTCCTGCATGCGCCCCTGAGTCCAACCTAGCTGGACACCTTCAGCAGACGAAACATTCTTGCAGTATTCATCGTACCTAGACTTTAGCCATTCGATAAATGAAGGCTCGCTGCGTTTGATACGAGCCAGCGCCTCCAAAGTCATTTTGTCCGGGTTCATGGGGAGAAGTTAATCACAGTAATGAAAGTTGTCAAGCTCAACCTGTTGTCCGCATCGTGTTAGGGCTGAAGTTATCAGTTACCGCCGCGCCATTCTGAAGTTGCTCACCGTTTGGCCCAGCCGGGGGAGGCAGCGCAGGTTGCTGCATTGCCTGCAGCATTGCTGCGCGAGGCGGAACCACGCGGTTGACATCCATCTCAAGCCCCTTAGCCACTTCGCGTAGAATTTCAGCACGCCCCTCAGGACCGACGATTTGCGAGTCAATGGGGTTAGCGGTAGCAGTCAGGAATTCATTGCGGCGAAGCTGCAGTGTTTCGAGCTGCATAAGTGACACAGCACCGCGAGCCATAACTTGCGCGTCAGCCTTAGCAAGCTGCGGATCGCCGAACATCATGTTGTAGCTGTAAAGTTGCTCCAACATAGGCTGAATAATCTTTATATCTACTGTAGAAACAACACCTTTAAGACCTTTATTAGCTGCGTTAAACAGCATTGATAGCCCAGATGCAGTGCGACCAGCGCCACCAACACGATCATTACCGGACATGTATCTTGGAATAAGACTCCAATCGTCCGCAAATTGGTAGAATTTCTCAATGACCGTAAGAAGTTCACTAGCGTTCATCTCAGGCTGGTAGAATTTCAGCGCATCACCGTTACCACTCAACGCGTCACGTTGGATCTGCCAAATCTTCCACGGACGCAAAGTCTCGATGGTTTCACCGGGTGGAAGAGAATTGATGTCTACTTCAACCTGCGGGCCACTTGCAATTGCCATGTTATTCACAAGCGCCCTGACAGCCGCGTTAACCACGCCTTGTACATCAGAAAGCGCGTCGCCAAGCCCTGACCCCCAATAGCTGCCAGGAAGTTCTTCCCAACTAGCCTTATGGATCGGGCGGCGCTTCAACGGATCATAATTAAGTTGAGCCTTGATAACCCAGCGACCTACCATCCATACACAGGCTTCGTAAGTAGCATCGACATCATCGATTTCTTCTTCCTTAAGCCCCCAATCAACAAGATCTCTACCAGTAACCGGACCATTGAATTCAAGCGCATCAATCTGTGCCATCGGGCTTTCGATAACGCTAGTCTCTTTTACTTCAAGATCTTCATCAGCAAAGCCTAGCCAGTTTGTCAGCCCGCCACGCCCATACTCATCAATAGCCGCACGGATAGCCTTCTCGTCAAAACCTTCGACGCCAATCAGATCGTGCAGATCACCCTGCGTAAACCGCTGCCGCTGAATAAAATAGCCATCCTGCGGATTTGTAGAACCCGGCGAAGGATAAGCATCATACGGGCTAATGCGCTCAAACTGCGGAGAAACCGTTGTAGTCACTACTGGTTTCCAAGCTAAGCCGTCCTGTTGCCACACAAGCTTATTAACTTTGCGAATAATCGGACCCTTGATATGCGCAGCAGGGAATGTGGTCAGATCAATCAAAAACTCAGCAAGTGCAGTTTCAAAATCACCTTCAACAAGCTGGTCGTGAATATACCGTTCCATTTGCTCAACAGCTTTGCGTGCCTCATCCCGCATACGCTCATCTACTGCCGACTCTAGTTCTGCGAGTCGGGACTGCACCATACTCGGAGGCGGCGACGTGCCGACTACAGCGATAGCCTGCGCTAGCTCCATAGAAAGCTGCTGCCGGATGCGATTGCGCTCTTCTTCTGGAACAGAGGGAGTAGGTGTCGGCTTGAGCGACCACGGCTTTTCGGTCTGGCCTAGGTAAACATCCCGCAGCCATGCCTCTGCTACACGGGATTTATTCGCAGTAACGCGAGCATATTCATCAGAACCGCCAAACTCTTTGATTGCTGCGAGTTTCTGCGAATCGTATTTACCCTGTCGCGCGTACTGTGCCTCCAGCAATCGAGTAATGATCGGCTGTTTCGCCGACCTAGCTGACTCCCAACACTTCATTATGTAAGCAGCTAGCCCCTGCAGCGGAGGGGTATCGTTCTGAATGGCTGCTTCCTGCAACGCAGTTTGTCGCGCCTCCTCAGCATTGAGCTGATCGTTAGTAACGACACGCAGTAGCCCTTCTTGTGCAATAGCCATTTATTCGTCCTCAAAAGCCTGCGTATTGGTACCAACAATACTAACCAGAGACTGCAGCGCGGCTTGTGCCGTGCGCCCGTAGGCGTCAGCAGCGCCAACCGAGGCTCGCACGCGAGCGTCTATTCCCTTCCCCCAAGCATCTACATTGGTAGATCCATCCTTACCCTTCTGTTCCATCAGCGTAGCCCAAGCTTTAAGCCGCAAATCGTCTCTCGCAAGTCTCGCCCTGTAGAAATCCGCAGTAGCCGCAATGAGCCTAGCTTGCCCGTCTTGCGTCTTGTCGATGATTTTCGCGGCAATTTCCGGGCCTAATGCCATCGCTTTGATATAGTCAGCGGCAGCAGCTAGAGCTTTTATCCGTGCGTCAATAGCTTCTTTCACAGCAAAACGGATATTTTCAATCTCGATATCAGCTTGCTTAATTGCAACGTCTCTAGACGACTCAGCAAGCTTAAGAATCCCTTCTGTCTGCAATGCGTCTAATCTAGCGGTTAGAGTTCCCGGTGGGAGAGAAAAACCTCTCGCCGAAATATCTGCATAAGCTGATGCACGAGATTGCGCAGCACTCCGCTGAATACGATCTCGCTCACGTTGCCATAGCTGATCTTCAACTTCTTTCGGCAATCCAGTACCACCATTTACAATGGTGTTCGATAACCACGCCATAGCTTCGTCAAAAGCGTCCGAAGCTAGCGGATAATACTTAAGGAAAAAATCAGTGAATAAGTCTGCGAGCCACTTAGTTATATTGGCCTTTTCAGACTCATAACG